GATCGCCTGTCCCTGACGTATTGCCTTCGATTGTAGTAATCGAACCTTCGGCAATTCCCACAACGATTCCAACGTGCGAAATTCTATCGACGCCATCGTGCGGAAAGTCCATGAATGCAAGATCTCCGAGTGCCGGTGCTTCGCGAAATTTAGCAAGATTCTTAAAAGCGTGAGCCCCTGCCGCCGTTGAAATAACGGAAGGGATTTTTACTCCGGCTTCTTTAAAGACCCAGTTGCAGAATGAACCGCACCACGGCAGACCATCGACGTTAAAGGCTTTTCCGTACTTTGTAAGGTTGTCGCCTTCTTCAACGGTTCCGATTTCGCCCAGAGCGATTTCGATAACGCGATGAAGTGTGCCGTTAGGAAATGGCACTTATTTCCTCCGAGGTGAGTCCGAGTGCGGCAAGTTTGGCAAGTGCTGAAACTTTAGCCGCTTCTTTTGCTTGTGTTTCTGCCTTTTCATTAGCGACTTTATTCGCTTCGCTTTGAAGATGAGCCATTTCTTCGGCAGTTGCGTCTCTTACTAAATCGTCAATTTGTATTTTCATTATTTTATCTCCTATGAGTTCTTGTAGCCGTAGACGTAAATTGTGCCACCTGTCATCGTGCCACCGCCTGGAGTAATTGTAAATGCCGTAAATGAAGTTGTTGAACGTTGAATACCTGTAGTCCAACCACCGGCAGTGTAATAGTCATACCACGCACATATTGTAGTTGGTGAGGCATTGAAGGGATTTATGATATCAAGATTCATTTGTTGATATGTTGTTTTTACTGCACCTACTCTTGCAAAAGAAGAAGCACCACTTGCACCGTTAGTAAAAATTGCGCTTCCTGAGTAATCAACTGATTGGTGTGCAGTATCGTAATTAGTTGTTGTTGACCCTAGTTGTAGCAATACTTGCTCACCGGCTGTTGAACCAACACCAGTACCACCAATTACAATTTTGTAAGCGTCATAAGCACTACTGAAAGCACTTGTTACGGTGACTGATGAAACTGCTGAACCTATAACTTGACTCTTTACCAAGACAAGTGAACCGCTTGATGGTGTTGCCCATTTCATTCCCGTCGCTTCTGCGGAATCGGCTGTTAATACTGTGTCGTTTGCTCCGACGGCTAGACGACTGAAAGCGTCTGCACCTGTCCCACCAATGAGATCACCTTTTGCGTCGATTGCCGTTGCCATCGAGTTCGTAATTGTTACGGAGCCCGAAGTGCCACCGCCGGAGATTCCTGTACCAGCCGCGACTTCTGTTATGTCTCCGACTTGAGGAGTGACCCAAGTAAAGTCCATATTTGTCGCGGAAGTTTTTGAAAGGACTTGTCCGGTCGTGCCACCTAGTAAATCCTGCATTGAAGTGTCCACGCCTTGACCGAAGACGTTGAAATCTGCCGGAAGATCTGTGACGAGATCGGTCGTTGTCGGCATGACCCAGCCGAAGTACGTTGTTGGATTAGCCATATTTCCTCCTTGTTAGGCGACGATTGTCGCGTATTCCCATGTAAGTGTCGGCGACACGCTCGACCACGTTTCAACGATTGGAACGTCATTCCATTTCATCGCTTGAAGTGAGAATGCAAGCGGTGATAGTAGAAGAGTGATAGCGAGTTCATTGTAAGAGGCTGAGAATCTCCAGCCTTCGATGAAACCTTGAAAGTTGCCCGAAGACATATTTGCCGGCAAGTTTGTAAGGTTGATTGGTTGTCCCATGAATGCACCGATAAGTGCGTCTCGGTCTGCGTTGTCTAGTTCCGGATTTGTAAGAGCGAAAGTTATAGATTCAAAGATAGGTTGAGGATAAGCGCGAAGAGATAAATAAAACGCGGCTTGGTCTGTTGCGTCTGCCGAATGCTTAATCGTGGTCGTAATAATTTGAGCAAGATCTCCGTAGAGTCCGATTGAAACTTCATCGGTATCGCTGACTTCACTTGATGAGTTAGTGTCGTATTTAATCGTAAGATCGTTTCGAATATCTCCGGCGCGTGTTTGGATTTTGATTCCTTGTCCGAGTGCTTGATTCGCGTCTAGATCTGTGTATCCGTAAGTCGCTAGGTAAGTTGTTCGATGAGTCGAATCTGCGTAAGAAATAAGACCTTGAGCGTCTTCGTAAAGATAACCAAGTCCCGAAGTCGCAAGTGCGGCAACCAGAGAATAAATTTCTGTACGACTGGAAGAGCGTTGCGCTAGTTCGTAGTTTCCTGGAGTATCTATCTCGCCAAGTCCGACATTTTCGGCGGTCGCCCATGTCTCCGTCGGATCATAAGTTGCCCACGTTAAAGCCGCCGGAACTTCGCCCCAGTTATTAAGTAGAAGATCTGAAAGGATTGTAAGAATCTGATTTCCGTCAAAGTCTTGAGTTAGTACGCCGTTAGTAAGTGCCTTTTGAAGCCTTGCAAGGGCTCCCAGAGCCGTGATTGTTATTGTCTGCGCTATTCCTGCGGATCCGACTTGAGAGACCGTTACGCCTACGTCCACAATAGATCCACCGAATATTGGGACGTATGTCGCTGACGTGTCTTTGACTTGAATTGAGAGCGTGTCGTTAATTGTCGGAACTATTGCCGTCCCTGTAAGGTTGATTAGATTTATTGTCGCGTAGCCGGCTTGCGCTTGAATATAGATGTTCGAGCGTCCAGAAGTAATTGAGAGATTCGCAAGCGTGACCGTCGTATAACTGACGCCATTTATCTGCACGTCCCAGATTGGGCTCCATTGTGTCACTTGATACCGACAAACTGAGACGCTCCGCCCGTGCCTCGGTAGTATCCATTATTCATAACTTCGGCAATTTGTCGCGCGGTTCCTTCGGCGTCGATTGCACCATTGACCGTGATGTTATTGACGATAGAGGATTCGCGTTGAAATTGTCCTGCCTCCATAAGTGCAATCGATGAAGACTTACCGAATGACGGCACGAAATTAGCCGAAGGATTGAAGAACTGCGGTGTGTCACTTGTCGCACTAGCTGCGCCGCCCGATGTACCATTTCCGCCCATTGAGATGGAAGGAACTGTAATTGAAGAAGAAGAAGTAGATCCGCCGACGTCTGGAACGGAAACACTTGGAACGCTAATAGTCGGTGCGGATATTTTGCCGACATTAGGCAAGAATGGCACCGAGTTATAGACACCGATTAGAGCGTTGATTCCTTGCACGGCTCCTTGAATGAGAACGTTAAGACCTTTGATAACTGCGGCAATAACGTCGATAATTCCTCCGGCAATCTTGCCGATAATTTGAAAGGCTCCACCGAGAACGGTAACGAGAACCGGCGCAACGTAGTCCACGATAAATTGACCGAATGCCTTGAACGTTTCTTTATTTTCGTTTATCGCTTGAGTGATTGGCTTGAAATAATCTGCGAACTTACCGAGTGCCGGAATAACTTTGTCGATGACGAATTGCACTAGATCTTGAATAATTGGAAGAAGTTTCGCTCCGATTGTTTCTTGCGCTTCTGCGAATGTAACCTTGAGGATTTCCATTCGTCCGGCGAATGTCTTTGCGTTAGCGGCAGAAGCCCCACCAAATAATTCTGAAAGTTTTCCTTGAACGTCTGTGAAACTCATCGCTTTCAATTCGGCGGCAGATAGTCCGATCCCTAACTTACCTAGTGCGGCATTATTTCCGTCGTAACTTTTGGCGAGGCTGTTTGCGACGCCAGATAAATCTTTACCGGTCGCTTGAGAAATATCCATCGCAAGCGTGAGAAGATCTTGGGATTTTTTAATATCATTTGTCGAGAGAGTTAAGCGAGACAGAGCCGGACGAAGTTTGTCGTCGGCGACACCAGTTGCGAGTGACATTTTTAAGATGTTATCTTCGACGGCTTTTATCTGATCATTGGTTGCGCCGGTTGTATTTTTTAGAGAAGTCGCAAGGCGTACTTGCGCGGCTTCATCTTCTATCGCGGCCTTGACGCCATCAATCGCTAACTTGCCGGCATAAATTGCGGCCGCTCCTGCGGCGGCGGCGAATGCTAGTCCGGCCTTCTTTCCAAAGTCTGTAACTTTGTCGCTGAAACTTTCTATCTCACCTTGTCCACCTTTGATTCCTTTTTTAAGGTCGTCGAAATCTGCGTCGAAGGTAATCTTTACTTTAGGAATGCCAGCCATTAGTCGAGTTCCAGATTCTTAATAACGGATTGAACTAGGTCGATATATTCTTTTGCAACGATAGGCGTGTAGAAGTCCACGGCTTTATTGAGCCAATAGCCGTCTCTACGATATGGAGCCTTAAATCTATTTGTGTATTTTCTACCGGCACGATCTACGCCGTCATGGGATCCATATTCTGAGCCCCATAGAAGCGCACCGGCCGGAGCCGCACTTCTTCCGACTTTGTTTCCTTTTCCGCTTTTGCTCGCGGTTCCACCGTAGGGACGACCGACCTTTTTAGATCCACCTACGTCCACACGAATGAGACGATCGCGTGGAGTAAGAATAGATTTAAGAACAAGTTTTGTCTGCGGAGTTGGAGAGGCGTCTCCGAATTGCATAATCTGTCCGGCTAATCTTTGCGAAAGAGGTTGAGCCGCGTCCCTGACTCTTCCTTGAGTTTCTTTGTCGAGCATATTGAGAGTCTGGAGAAGATTTTTCAATGCGTAAGGCTCGCATTCGATTCGGAAAGAACCTTGCCCCTTTGTCGCTTTGAATGTCATTCCCTAGCCTCCAAGATTTCCTTTGCCGTATAGATCTGCTCCGCCGTGACCCATTCGCTCATCGGAATGCCCGTCGCTATTGCTAACTCGACGAGCATTCGATTCACACTTCCGGCGGCGTAACTTTTGGGCTTTCATCTCCAGTCCTTACGTCGGATACAGTTTCGCACCATATTTCGAAAGGCTTGACAGGCTTGCCGCCTGACTCCCTTTTCATGGCATTCCACGCAAGAAATAAGAGATCTGATATCCCGATTTTCTCTTGCGCTTGTGAAATTGTGTATCCAGTTTTATTTTCCCATTTAGCCCACTCTGGCGGTTGAGCCGTGTAGGTTCCTGAGTCGCCGGACATGTATTCGATGGTGATTGGTAGTTTCATCTTTGCTCCCGTTCGTAGTGGTTAAGAGAATGTCTCTGCTGGAGTTCCGCTCACGAGCATAGCCCAAGTATCTGTCTGCGCGTCCGGCGCGGTTGCACCGACCGAAGGAAATACTGGAAACACGTTGGCAGTGAACACGGCTCCGGTCACGGCGGTGAATGAGATTGCAAGAGTTGTATTAGGTGCGCTATCGGCAGCCGTCCACATAGCCTCAAATAGAGATGAGGCGACGCCCCAGTCTGCAAGAAGTGAAAGATTAAGTGTCCACTGATCATCGATGTGCTTGTAAGCCTTACCGTCTAAAGTTTGGTACGTAGTAATTACCGGCGCATTGACGAGCGAAGCGGCGGTTGTTTGTGCGTCATAATTTACGGTTGCAATAGTCAAGACTAGATCGCGACCCGTGATGATTGTT